TTATTTATCGGTATTTCTTGTTAAAATTTTGTCAATCAGACCATAATCAACTGATTTTTCAGCTGTCATGAAGTTATCGCGATCTGTGTCCCGTTCAATTACTTCAATTGGCTGGCCAGTGCGTTCTGATAAAATCTCATTAATTTTTTCGCGCATCTGAATAATGCGTTTAGCATGGATCTCGATATCTGTTGCTTGTCCTTGAGTTCCACCTAAAGGCTGGTGAATCATAACTTCACTATTTGGTAATGCATAGCGTTTACCCTTCTCGCCAGCAGCAAGTAAAAAGGCACCCATGGATGCAGCCATACCTGTACAGATGGTAGAAACATTTGGTTTAATAAATTGCATAGTATCAAAAATTGCCATACCAGCTGTGATAGAACCACCTGGAGAGTTGATATATAAGGAGATGTCCTTATCTGGATCTTCTGCTTCCAAGAAAAGTAATTGGGCAACAATGGAGTTAGCCACGTTATCATCAATGGCACTTCCAAGCATGATAATACGATCTTTCAATAAACGTGAATAAATGTCATATGCGCGTTCCCCGCGGTTTGTTTGTTCAATAACTGTAGGAATTAGGTTCATAAATTTATTTCCTCCTTTATCAATACGTTCTATGTTTATCATAACCAATAGGTCAGTGAAGGTCAAACAAAAACGCTCTACATTTTTCTCCTTAAAACTACTTTCAAGCTTTCCCAGATAAATATAAAATAAACATCTTTTTTGTTAAAACACTTGTATAACAATCCAGGAAGCGTTATAATATCCATTGTGTCAAATAAATATAGTCCTATGCGCCCATAGCTCAGTTGGATAGAGCTTTGGTTTCCGGTACCAAGTGTCGGGGGTTCGAATCCCTCTGGGCGCGCTTAACAAAAACTTAATGGTGGCAAGGGATAGAGCAGTTTTATTCCCTTGCCATTTTTATTTTGAAATCAGGTATTGCTAACCGATTGCAAACCTTCGTGTTGCGAAGTAATTAATTTCCGTTTGAAAAGGAATAAATGTTCTCTATTTTTTGCTTCGGATATAAGGATTTATTTATACTTGCAGCTGCCACTTCTTGAATTCCAGGAATGATGTGAGAATACGTATCTAATGTTGTTTGAATGGATCTATGGCCTAATCTTTCCTGAACTACTTTTGGATGTACTCCGTTTGTCAATAATAGTGTAGCGTGTGTATGCCTTAACCCGTGAAAGCTAATTTTTTTCACTTCACTTCTTTTAATTGTTCTATTAAACACGTTTCTCAAATAAGTTGGCTTTAATAATCCACCAGTTGAAGGGGAGCAAACTAAATCCATATCATCGTAATCGGGGCCAGCTTTCATTTTATCTTTATCCTGTTGCTTTTTATGCTTGGTCAATAGTTCTATGGTATCGTCATCAATTTTTATAGTCCGGTAACTCGTTTTCGTTTTTAGTTGAGGTGACAGTACCCATTCATCTTTACCTTCTTTATTGGATTCTAATTTCATTTGATGGGTGACGGAGATTGATTTGTTCTCAAAGTCAACCCGGGACCATCTTAATCCTAGAATCTCTCCTTTTCGCATACCAGTAGCCAAAGCAAGCATAATTGGCATGGTATGGTTCTTGCTGTTCAAATGTTTAACAAATTGCTGCACTTCTTTTTCTGTCCAATATTCGATTTCTTTCTTATCTAATTTAGGAGGATCCACGTCATCCATGATATTTTCTCTAATGCCAAATCGCCTACCCTTCTGCAAGGAACTGGATAATATTCTAAAGATATGCTTTTTCGTTTGTTGCGAGATATCCTTTTCATTCAGTGATTCGATAAATGATTCTACATGGGCACTTTCCAACTTATTCACTTTCCATCTGCCTAGACCAGGTATAATATAATTTCTTGTATAGGACTCATAATGGACATAGGTGCTATGTGCAACGCTGTTTTTCTTTTTCTTAAGCCAATCATTTAGATATTCCTCAATTGTCATGTCAGCCGGCTCGGTATAACCTTTTTCTAGCTTGGTAATGATCTTCGGTAAATCCTTTTCAGCATCTTTTCTTCTTTCGTAACCACTGAACCATTTTTGTTTTCGCTTGTTATTGTGATCCCGACCAATATCTACAACCACTGCATATTTATTTCCTCTTTTTCTAATGTGCCCTCTCACATTTATTCCCCTTTCTCTAACCAGCTTTTAGGTGTATCAATATATTTAATAATGTTTCCAGTTAGATTGCCGTTTTCGTCCCTGAAAATTTTATCGTACAGAGGAACTTTAACAATTTTCTCCTCCTGTTTCTGCCTGCGTTTATATTCTAATGAGACTACTTTCATTTCTTCTCCCCTCCAGTAGTAGTTTGTTTTTGTACATTTCTAGCCTTCTTTCAGCAAAGTGTTGCTCAACATTAAAAGTTTTCATGATTGTGTTTGTTGTTGGTATCTCAATTTCATTCAACATAAAAGTGGGTACACAGAAATGATAAGAGAAATAATTCGCTTGGCGTTCTTGTAAATCAACAAACAACTTAGGTAAAAATTCCTGTCTTCCTACATGCCAGAAAAGATGGCACAATTCATGTGTAAATTCTTGCCATTGCTCCTGGGGGTTATCTCTAATTTTTAAGAACATTTTACATTTCCCTCCTTTTTGAGCTGATTCACTAGAAAACTCCCAATATATGACTTGTATATCTATTGCCTTCGAAACGTTATCAATAGTTAAATCATTCGGCTTTTGTATAGAGAGGGCTTTTAACAAATTAAAAACATATCGTTCTGCCCTATTGTAAGTAAACATAAAAGACCTCCAAAACGAACCTGTGTTCTATTTTTAGGTGAAAGAGAAGACGCACAATTAGTACGCCTTATTTTTTCTGTTATTATGAACAAACAGTAGCTAATACTTTTTGAATGTCATAAATACTATTATCTTTTTTGAATTGTTTAGTAATTGAAGGCTCCAGAGAACTAGAAATCCATATTTTTAACTCAGCATCTAAATCAAAGTGGCCTGCAGTTTCTACACTAAAATGGGAAATACTTTTATAAGGAACCGAATGATATTCAACTTTCTTCCCAGTCATCCCTTGTTTGTCTACTAAAATGAGACGTTTGTCAGTAAACACAATTAAGTCACGCACTAATTTAAAAGCTACATCAACCACTTCTTCTTTTACTAATAAATTCTCCAAATCTTTTTGTGTTTGACCTTTATCTGCTGTGGATGCATTATCCATTAAACCACTTAGAAAACCCATGTTATATTCCTCCTAATAATATTTTATTATAGCAACTTTATGCCCTACTTTCTGTAAAGGCATAGTAATTACTATTTATTCATCATCTTTAAATGCTTCCCAGATTCTCTTTAACCTTCTGATATCTTCTTCTTTAGATTTAGGTAATTCTTTATACCAACGCTCTAAGTCTGGAGAGTTTTTGAAAGCTTCAAATGCCTCTTCTTCTGTTAGATAAGGGTCATCAGATTTACCTAGTAAGTAATCAGTAGTAACTTTATATAAATCAGCTAGTCTAACTAACATTTCTGGGTCTGGTGATCTTGTGCCATTCTCATAACCTGATAGAGTATTGCTACGTACGCCTATCTTATCGGCTACAAACTTTTGTAAATATCCATGCTGTTCTCTTAGGTTTTTTAATCTTTTCCCTAATATACTCTCCACAATAAAAACCCTCTCAAAAATTACCATTATAGCTGCATTGTATCGCAGTAAGTGATTTTTTTAATAAAAAATCGCAAAAAGTGATAAAAAAGGTTGACAATCGCAAATTGCGATGGTAAATTAACTAATATAAGATCGCAAATCGTGATCAAGAAAAGAGGTGAATAAATTGAAAGACACCAAGATCATAACAAATAATTTAAAGCAGATGAGAAAAGAAAGAGGAATTAAACAAAAATTTGTAGCTGAGCAACTAGGCATTTCTCCAAATTACTATTCACAAATAGAAAACGGGCATCGTCAGCCCCAAATTGAACACCTATTGAAGTTGCGTTGCATATTCAGTGTTAGTTTAGATGATATTTTTTTTAATAACATGATCGCGAATCGCGATAAAAATTATCTAGGGGGTAATTAAATGAATCAATTAAAAATTGTATCCATGAATGGCCAGTTAGTAACAAATAGTCGCAGTGTAGCAAAAATGATTAACAGAGAGCACAACGGATTAATGAAAAGTATTCGTAGCTACATTAAATATTTAGCCGAGGGCGAAATCGCCCACAGCGAATTCTTCATAAAAAGCACTTACAAAGATAATAACAACCAAGTAAGACCATGTTTCTTATTAACTAGAAAAGGTTGCGACATGGTTGCTAATAAAATGACTGGCGAAAAAGGTGTCCTGTTTACAGCTGAGTATGTAATTAGATTTGAAGAGATGGAAAGAGAACTTAATAAACCAAGAGCACTAACTGATAAAGAACAAAGAATTGAAATGTTAAAACTCTCTCTCGAACATGAAGAAAAAATAGAAACGATTCAATCAGATGTAAACATGCTAAAAGAAACAATGCGAATTGATGGAAATCAAGAACATGCTATCAAAAGAAAAGCGAACAGCATCGTTGTCGAATCTTTAGGCGGAAAGACTACACCTGCATATAAAGAAATGGCATTCAAAGTATTTTCAGCATTTTGGAGAGACTTCAAAAATCACTTTGAAATACCTAGATATGGTGAGCTTCCTAAAAAGAAATTTGAAGAAGGATTGCGATTTATCGGAATGTGGCAACCTTCCACAAGTTTAAAAATTGAGATCGACATTGCTAATTGTCAGCAAACTACCCAGGAGGTCATCTAAATGTCCATGGAAGAAGCCATCCGACAAATAATTCAGGAAGAAAACAAAAAGCACCTGATCGATATTAAAAGATTACTAGAATCACACGGCTACCACGAAGTACCTAGATTTTTAAAGGTACCTGAAGCAGCCGAAATTCTAAGGATTGGTAGAACAGCAACATACGAACTGTGCCAACAGACAGAATATAACGGGTTTCCTTGCATCAAGGAGGGTAATAAAATCAGAATACCCTACACAGCTCTCATGAACTGGATAGAAGAGCAAACAAAACAAGTTATTTCTTAATACCGAATGTGGGGGTCGGTAATTACATTATAAAACAGTCACCCAAGAAATACTGTGCAACCCCTGCAATTACAGGCTTATGTGCAAGTAATGCACATAAAAGGGGGTGAGGAAATTGGAATTTGGAGCAGTTTTAAAAAGAATGCGTAAACAAGCTGGAATGAGCCAAGAGTGCATTGCAGAAAGACTTCACATCTCCAGAAGTAATGTTTCACGTCTTGAAGGAAACAAACTGGAGTTGAAAGCAGCAGATCTAATCAAATGGGCGAAAGAAACAAACTCCCAAGATGTATTAGTCGCTCTTGTACTTAATGTAGATGTGGCAGGTGTCACACATATGCTTTCCAGCTTGTTACAAACTGCAGGAACAATCATTAAATTAGGAGGGATACTGTGAATTACGACAAGCACTTTTTACCTAAAGATACTAAACATGCTAAAAGAGAGCATTTTTGCATCCAACATTTAATCGGATTGGTAGTTAAAGAGATTGATAGAGTGGACTTCGTATCAGCTAGATACAGATTAAACGATGCTCTTAATTCAGTCGGTGAACTAAACCGCATGATCACTAATAAATACCGTGAAGACAAGTTTCAAGATCTGATAGATGAAATGACACAACGAGGCATTGATGTCCAAGTAGTGAGAAGGAAAATCTTATGAGCGAGAAATTTCACCTTATCAAAATATGGACAGGCTTCTCAGTGATATTAATATGGATCACTTATTTGTTAAGTAACTATTAAGGAGTTAAGAAGGAGGGATAAACATGAAGGCTTATTTGACATTTAACAGTGAAGAACACTTGTTAAGCAGCATCAATTGGGTTGGCAGTAAAGTAGTGCATGTTACTTATCAGAATGAAAATGGTGGAACTGTCACAGTGTTTCATGGTTCTAGGAAATCTGTTGGTGAATTGAACCATACCGATTTATCTAGAAATATCATCTGGGAGGAGGATAAACATGAATTATCAATGGGTGAAAGAACAATTAAATACCTATACTCACCAAAACGAGAAACAGTCGGTGATGATCTACTAGGGAACGAAGTGTTACCAGGTGATGAAGTACTGGTTTATAACGGCGAGTTCTTATTGGTGGAGGGATTAACAAACCAAACAAAAGAAGTAATGGAATTGTTGGGATCAACCTATGAACAGGCAAAATAAAAGACCCCACGGACATGGGATCTAATAAGAGTTTTCTTCTTTGAGCGTATCTCTATTATAGCGGAAATCCTCCAGGAAAACAATGTTGGGAGGTTATTTATGAATAACAGTAGTAAAGTATTGTTGCCTGCTTGGATATTCGAGCAGGCACATAACCAACGAGAACTTAAACAAATAGTTATTGATTACCTGAGAGTAGGTTATCCAGATTACACAATGATAAAAATAAATGGTCGTCTTGCTATTTGCGAAATTAATAGAAATTAAGGAGTAGTGATTCAAAAATGAGTGATGTGAAGTGGATAAAGCTAAGCACAAATATGTTTGAGGACGAGAAAATAAGGTTGATTGAGCAGATGCCAGAAGCTGATACCATCCTCATTATTTGGATCAAGCTTTTATCACAAGCGGGAAAAACAAACGCAAGTGGATATATCTATTTAAGTGAAAACATTCCCTATACAGATGAAATGCTAGCAACAATATTTGGAAGGCCTGTCGGAACCGTTCGACTTGCATTAAAAACATTTCAGCAATTTGGAATGATAACCATTGATGAAGATCATTTTATAGAGATTAGCAACTGGGAGAAACATCAAAACGTTGAGGGCATGGAGCGCATTAGGATGCAGAACAGAGAAAGGAAACAAAAACAAAGAGAAAGAGATAAAGCTAAAAAATTGTTAAGTGGTAATGAGGAATATTGCGCTTACTGTGGCACAACCGAAAAAGCTGCAGGGTTGCTTCATACAGACCATATTATTCCTCTTCAAAATAGCGGAAGCATAGGAGATGAAAATCTTATCAAGTCATGCAAATCCTGTAACTCTTCCAAAAACGACAAGCCATTACATGTGTATTTGAACGACCATATAAACCATCCAATAAACCCTATTAACATTGAGTTGATAACCAATAACGAGAAGTTATCTAAGTTTGTTAGGTTTAAAAATGGAGCTTTCCAACCTGTCACAGTAATGTCACGTGACGGTCACGCAACAGAAGAAGAAAGAGAAGAAGATATAGAAAGAGATAAAGATAAATACTATAAGTCAAAAATCATGGATTTATTGCCGGACTTTTCTTCTATAAAAAATTTCAACGAATTGAATAAACGCTATTGGGATGTGATTAGAGAAACTCGCAAAACAGGAAAGATTGCTAAAAGCGTAATTTATAACAACATGAAAAAGTGGAAGAAGTACGATCGTTTAGTTGTTGAATATGCATTAAGAGCGCATGTTGAGCTCCATGCTGGAAAGAAAGAAGAATACACCATTGGGATTATGAGAAATACAAGCGCCGATGAAGCTAAAGAGCGCATGAATTATAAAAACAACACTATCCCGTTCAAGCCAAAACGACCAAAAGAAGCCGAAGACGACGGTTATAATTACGGATTTTAGGAGGTTGCTATGGAACAGATTAGTTTATTGAAACCTAACGAACGATTGATCATAACCTACGATTGCGAAGGATGTGGACGAACTGTCCAGAAGAAAGAAATGCAAATTACAGGTGGCCCCAATAAAGGTGATTGGATAGAAGTAAATGTTGGTTGCAAGTGTGAGGATTTAAAGATTGCTGAAGAAGCAGGACAAAGAAGAGTACAGCTGCGGAATGAGAAAATGAAACAGTTTTTTGATTATTACTCTCTTATAAATGACAACTTAAAAAATGCAAGCATGGAAAACTATGAACCTACCAGTCAGGAACTTTCAACCGCCAAGCAAAACATCATGAACTACATACAGGAGTTTGATGGCAAAAAGAACTTGCTGCTTCATGGTAGTTATGGAACTGGAAAGAGTCATTTATCAGTAGCGATAACCAAAAAGCTAATGGAGAAAAAGAAAGAGTGCTTGTTTCTATCATTGCCAAAATTGCTTACCAAGATTAAAGAGACTTATAACAATAAAGGCGTAACAGAGGATGAATTACTAGCAGTTATCCAACGAGTAGACTTATTGGTCCTGGATGATATTGGAGCTGAACATCATACCGAATGGGCGAATACGAAGCTATTTGAAATACTGGACGATCGTTCCGGTAAATCAACCATTTACACAACGAATTTGAACAGTAAGGAATTACGTGCGCAGATCAATGAGCGCAACTTCTCTCGGATGATGGAAAACACGGAAATTATCACAATGAACGGTAGAGATTACCGTCGGAAGGAGTTTTAAGATGTGTAAAACATGCAACGGACAAGGCGGTCTAACAATCGAACATAAATGGGGCATACAGTTTAAGCCATGCCCTGATAGCCACTGTGATTTTGTTCGGGATGATAGCGATATAGAGCAACTCTGGGAGCGTTTAAAAGAATCGTAGAGAGTGAGCGCATGAATACATTAGGTGGCAATGCGGCGATTCTCCCACAGGAAAAGTCGAAGGTGTTGTTTGCTGATAGTGATATAGATTTTGGAATGCCACTCTGGCAGTTTAAAGAAATTTTAAGCCTCTGGCGTGATGGTAAAAGCGTAATGTACATTGCAAAATGTACCAAACGTAATCCTCATGAAGTATTTCTAGCACTCTATGAAGCTTGGATGGCTGGAAAGATTGATGATATTGAGAAGGCTTTTACGACTGGTGCTTTGTTGAAGGGAGTAAACAAATGAGAAAAGATCGGCTGCGGAAAGAAAAGGAGTTTTTGAATAAAAAGCGTAGGTCACTGTGGGATTATATTGCAACTCTATGGTACTAGGGGGCGATTGTATGAAATGTCCTATCTGTGAGGGTAAGACGAGGGTTAGGGATACTAGGTTGCGTGAAAATGGCTTTAAGCGTTATAGAGAGTGTTTGAACTGCCATGTAAGATTTGTAACTTATGAAAAAGTGGATTTGAAAAGTTTATGGGAGGTTGTGAAGTGATGGAAGAAAGATTAGAAGAGATTCTGGAAGAACACAAACCAAATTTAGAAGTACTAGAACATTTGAGCCCTGATTCGTTTGAGAACCTGTATTTTAGTTTAGTTTCTCAGCTAGTTGAAGTATTGGATGGGAATACAAATGAGTGATCGGGAACGGTTGGAAGAAGCTAAAGGCACATTGAATGAATATATCAAGGCCATTGATGAACACTTTGGTTGCCCGCAGAGCGATATCAGCAGATTGAGCTACTTAGTTCAACAAGCAGAAGAAAAGCAAAAGTTAGAAAGGAATAATGAAGTATTGGAAGAATCAAGAAAAGAAATAGCTAACTCATTCAGTAGGGTTTGGAAAGAAAATCAACGCTACAAACAGGCTTTGAAATACGTGGAATCAGAATTAGAATACGCTCACGTTACTGACGAGAAATTGTGCAGAGAACTTATAAAGAATTCAATTAAATCTATTGAGCAAGCATTAAACCAATAAAGCCCCTTAACTGGGGTAGGGAGGTAATTAAAATTATGAGAAAAACAGAAAACCTTCTACCATGTCCGTTCTGTGGAGGGAAGGCAAATATAGTTGTTAGCGATGATGAAGGTAACGATAGAAACGAAGAATACGAGAAAGACCCATGGTCTGGATTGACTTTTAAATTGAATCATGACGAGGAAACTAATAAAGATTGCCCGATTGCTAATTTTGAAGAAGATCATATAGGAGTTTATCTTTATGAAACTCGTGATGAAGCTATAAAATCATGGAATACTCGTTATTGTTATTAAAACAGGGAGGTAACAGATGGCTAGAGGATTTTTGACAATATATGTATTAATCAATCTAATCATACTAGCAATAAATTTAATTACTAACATTTTTGGTGATGAACCTGTACAGATACTTGATGATTACGATTGGATAATATTCATAATAGCTTGTGGATCTTTAGCTATAACCGAAGCGATACGCGATAAAGGGAGGTAAACCCAATGAAACTATACGTCCAACAAACCACAACCAAAAACATGGACGTGACTATCTGACAACTATACGCACATACAGGAGCAAGCCTTACACCTATGATTTTATAATTTTCGTATGATTTGGGCGTTGTTGCTGCTGATCGGGATATGGTTGGTATTAAGTATATTGGAGGGTGAATGATGAATAACAGAGAAATAGATCGGTTGATTGCTGAAAAGGTCATGGAATGGGAAGTCATTGAGTACAAAAACATAAACACTACCGTAATTGATGACGGCGAGTTCCCTTATGAAATTGAAGAATTCAAACCGTCTAAGGATATGGCAGACGCTTGGGAAGTGGTTGAAAAACTACGGAAATTCAGGGCTTTCAGTATTCATGATGCGTGGGATGAAGAGGATAACTTAATATATTCGGCCAGGTTTTTATACGCTGATGGTGCTCATGTGATTGAATATCAGGCTTATGATAAAACAGCACCACTAGCCATATGCAAGGCAGCGCTTAAATCTGTAGGTGTGGAGGTTAAACAATGAATTTACAAAAACTATTTCAAATACAGAAACAACTAGATGATCGCATTGTAAAAGAACATGGATTAGAAGGACAAGACTTGCTAGATAAAAAGATTCTTGCTTTACAGGTTGAATTGGGTGAGTTAGCGAATGAGCAACGGTCTTGGAAGTTTTGGAGCCACGATCAAAGACCAAGAGGGCAAGACAATTATTTAGAATATCGTCCAGTTGATCAAGGCGGTAATCATTGGATAAACAAGAACCCACTCCTAGAAGAATACGTAGACGGAATACATTTTTTCCTTAGCCTAGCAAATGATTTAAAAATCAATCCAAGTGACTTTGTAGTTGAGGGTGATTACACAAAAGAAACCACCACAGAAACATTTAACGAAGTATTTTCTTTGGTGTCTAGTATACAAGTTCTTATGGATGTAGATGTGCCGGCAACAATAACAATGAAGGACATTCAAGAAGTTTTGCACGAAGCATTCTCTTGCTATGTAGGACTTGCAGAAAAGTTTTTAGACTTCACATGGGAACAAATCGAACAAGCTTATCTCGATAAAAATAAGATCAATCACGAGAGGCAGGCGACTGGATATTGAGTACAGCTGTAAAAGAACGGAAAGAAGAACTGATTTATGAGCTTAACAATTTGGGAATTTACAAGACCGAAGATGGTAGGGAGTTAACAGAAGTGAGTCTTTACACCTTGGAATGGACCAATGTTACAGAACAGAATAAGGCGGCGAGAGCTTATGTCGATCAGCATTGATGGAAAAGAATACCATCGAAATTTTGAAGTGAAATATGGTGATCCATTTCCGGTACCGAGAAGAAGCATGGAATTGATTAACCCAGATTATGGCACTTGCTTAGTTTATGTTATATCCACAGGCGTTCCAAAGTGGACGAATACAATGACAGTTCATGTTCCTATGAAATACTACATCACACAGATTGTTGAACCAAACAAGAAATATCGGAATCACCAAAAGCGCAACAAATTACAGCTGATTAAGGGGGGGATCTGATGATTGAATTCATAATACCTGGACAACCAGTTGCACAAGCAAGACCAAGAGCAGGAAAAATACAACGTGGTAAGAAGAGAGGACAAACTGTACTCTATGATCCACAGGAAAGTAAGAATTATAAAAACTATGTATCTATTATAGCTAAACAACATGCTCCAAAAATTCCATTTGAGGGGGCGCTACAAGTTTCTATCAAGATATACAGGCAAATACCTAAATCAACAACAAAAAAAGACAGAGCGCTATTTCTGGCAGGAATTAAGCGCCCTGTCACCAAGGCAGACACCAGCAATTATGTCAAAGGAATTGAAGATGCCCTTAATGGCATTATATACAAAGATGATAGCCAGATAGTAGATTTATATGCTGCAAAGTATTATTCAGATAATCCAAGGGTGGAGATCAGCGTAAGGGAAATAGATGAAATCGCCATAGGAGGGATGTTATGAAGGTGTGCATCGAGTGTGGAAATGAATCAAGGAGCAATACAAGTTATCTCTGTCAAGAGTGCTTTAATAAGCAATTAGCTAAATAACAACAGGGGGTCGGTGCTATGAGGTTAAAGGATATTCCATTTGAAAAAGGTAAATTGAATGTCGATATAGAAAAAGGAGAAAAGCCTTTTGTTGTCGTATATTGTCAGGGAGAGGCTAAATTGACGTATTTACCTGAACATGGTGAGACGAAAGTGATTACGCATCAAGGGAGGGTGAAGCGCATCAAGTTTGATGAGGGGGAAGAGTTTTGATGGTAAATATGGATAAGGAAGTAGAAAAATTAGGGGCTTTGGTTCAAAAACATGAAGAATACTTTTGGGAAATGATAAATTATATGAAAAATAAACATGATGTTATATCTGATGAAAAGATAGTGATTATCTTACTATATAGGAAAATAATTGAGAAATTAGATGCAATTTTTGTTCTGTTAGATCATAAATCCGAAAAAGCTGCAGAATCTATTTGTAGGGATATGTATGAAAATGCATTATATCTAAAATATATAATCGAGGATAAGGATAGGCAAAATATAAGAGCGTTATCTTACTATTTTTCTCACATGAAAGATCAAATAACATTAGGAAAGACATTTGTAAAGAAAGTAAAAAATAAAACTAAAATTAGCGAGATAGTTGGTGACAGAAAAGAAGTCGTTTTGAATGAATTAGGAGAACGGATTAGCAGATTTAACGAAAGAACAAACGAGAATAAGTTTATAAATATAAAAATCGAGTGGAAGAAAATAGAAAAAAGTAAGAAGAATAAAAGAATTTACCCCAATTGGTATAGTTTATTTAATGGTCCAAATAACCTTAAAGAACTGTCTGAAAAATTTGGTTATAGAGAAGAGTACGATATAATATATAAAATTTTTTCAACGCAGGTCCACAGCGCCAATGCTCTTAATCAAATAGAAAATATAGATGGGGTGGCGGGGATTAAGAATTTAAGAATCTATGATGATCCTAGAATTGTATTTAATATATCTAAAATGCTAGGCATCAATGCATTATTAGACTGTGTAGATTTTTTTGGTTACGGAGATAAAAAGCAAATAGCGAGATTCATAAAAAACAACGTAGAGTAAGTTCTGCCAGCCAACTGGAGGACACTGAATGACAGCAATATGCTGCCGTTTGGTGTCCTTTTTATTTTAATTAAGGGGGTCGGAAAATGATAACAGCTTTCAAAGTAATTGTAATCATCATATTGTTAATTAGCTTCATTGGAGCAATTGGTTAACAAAAGGATAAAAAACTACAGGAAAATATGGCGTTTTTATGTGCTATTTCAATGTCCTTATTCTTTGCAAGTTTGGTGTGGCTATGATCTATCAATGGAAAATAAGCAAATACAGACGGGATAAGCGAGTGGGGGCTCTAACTCCTGTTAAAAGAAGCGAGTACTTAAAGCAGTTATTTAAGGAGTCAGAGCAAATAAATAAAAAGGGGTCGGTGTAATTATGCAAATATCATTCAAATTGCCAGAGATTAATAGAGATGAAACAAAGACATCTGTTGAGTCTGCATTGGAAAAATATAAGATGTTTTTATTAATGGATCCAGAGGACTACCAACCTAAAATAACTTCTTCATTTAGCTTAGTTCCACCAACACTGAATAATGAATTTCATTCTTCTACGGAAGAAACCGCAATAAAACGAATAGATGATGAAAGAAAAAGAAGAGAATACATTACTAAGATACAGAAAGCTGTAAATCGCCTTGCTTATCAGGAAAGAACAGTAATAATCAATCGCTATCTAAAAGAAGATGAAATATACGACTATGAAGTGTATAACGAGCTAGGTTATAGTGAGAGGAAATATTACCGGATTAAAGCAAGAGCATTCTACAAATTAGCATTTATCCTTCGAATTGAGACTTATGAACAAGAAGGTGAAGTGAGTTGAACTTTGTACAACCGATTCGGGATCCTGAAGTGATAAGAGTAATCAAGCATTATTTGAAAGAAAAAAATAAAAGGAATTATATGATGTTTGTTGTCGGGATTAATTCAGGGCTAAGAATATCTGATATTCTTCCTTTACGTGTCAGTGATGCGAAAAGATCTTATTTTAGCTTAAAGGAAATGAAAACTAAAAAGCATAAGCGTATTGATATGACACCAGCATTGAAAAGGGAATTGAAGGCATATGTAGAGGATATGGAAGACCATGAATATCTATTTAAGAGCAGAGAAGGCATTAATAAGCCAATCGGTAGGAGTATGGCCTATAAAATACTAAGAGAAGCTGCGGAATATGTAAGTCTTGATGAAATAGGTACACATACACTTCGCAAAACCTTCGGTTACCACTTTTACAAGCAAACGAAAGATGTTGCAATGTTGCAGGAAATATTTAATCACTCAAGCCCTGATATAACCCTGAAATACATAGGGATTAATCAGGATAGCTTGGATAAAGCTATGAAAGAATTCAGGATATAAACTCATCTATTATTGGTGAGTTTATTTTTTGTGCTTATTAGTTAAACATAAAAAGATGATGTATAACTCATTTTAGTAGTGTATGATAGAATCATATGTACCAACATATTTGGGGGATTTATTAATTCAACACAATATAAGATATGGGTAATTAAGAGAGATGATTATTATGAAAGGATGACTTATATGTTTGGTTTATCTGATTCATGGACAGGTATCATATCAGCTGTGTTAATAGCTGTAATCACATCGTTTGTAACTCATAACCTAGCAATATTAAAAGAAAGGCGGTTACAAACAGAAAAATACAAGCTAGAAATTTTAGAAAAAGTTTATACACCTTTGTATAGATCTCTTATTAATAAGATGATTAAAGACTATAATAACCCTTTTGGTTATTCTGGAATTGATCCTGATTTATACAATGATATTTATAATATATATAAACAACATATCTACTTAATTGATCCAGGACTTGAGAAGAGATTTTGGGAAATCAAAGCTCATTTTGAAGATGAAAAAAGAAGAATGAGTGAAATGAAGGACGAGCATTTTATTCAAATGGATTATGAATACAGGTTTATCAGATACGTTTCTTATCAGTACAATAAAATGAGAAGAAAACTAAATCTACCTTATGAAAAAACTTATTTTAAATATCATGATGCTACATATTATACCTACAATAGAGTAATTATGTATCCAATCAGTTATTTTAAAGGTCATAAAATAAAAAAGGATCTGGAAAAGTACAGACAAAGTAAATCTACAGAGGAACAAAGTGAAAGATAAGTGGCAGACAAATGACAGAATAAAAGCAGGTTATTATAGAAGGAAAGAGTTATTATGGTAATAAGCAATTAGTTCAATATACTCCACTTCTGAATGTTATTGATGGCCATGTTAATGACGTTTCTATAATCCTCCCGATTAAAGGTGATCCCAGCCAATAAGGAGTGGATCGGGACGGTTCGCTGTCCACCGAAACAAGAGGCAGTAACAATAGTGATTAATCAAAGCACCCAATGTGGTGCTTTTTAATATGCCTCAGGAGGTGTAACATGCCAGAAGTTATTGTTTACCATATAGATAGCTATACATTGTTATGGATCGTTTCTTTAATTATATTTACAGCCCTTATGGTTATGGAGATCATAACAATCAGAAGAAAGAATCGACAGGTTAAAAGGTTAAAGCAACTCGTTGATGATTTACGAATAGTACTGGATGTACCAATAAAAGAAGCCAGGAAGATATTAAATAAAAATGCAGGAGGTAAAGAATAAATGAATTCACAAATCATTAATCAAACGGTAGAAAGTTTAGCTGAATATGTTCAACACATTATTGAAGAGGGCTCCGACGAAGAGCTGCAACTCTTGCCGGAGCTTGTAAATGCATTAGCTCGATTACAAGATGTTTCTTAATTTTTTGTTGGATCATTAACAGTTTCCCAAAACTGTTTGTATATCCTAGAAACTTCTTTGGTTACAAATTCATTATGATCCTTGGCATTAGTGCCTTGCTTACTCTGAAGTATAAGCCTTTTGTTTTCAATCAAGGATAAAGTTAATTCTTTAGCAATTTCTTTATTTTGATCAGACATTATTACACCTCCTTCTCACACAGAATTCGACAGGAAGTGAGAGTAATCCTTCAGGAAAATAAAAAAGGTACTTTGAGAGAAATGAAATTCTAGCGGGTGCTTGCGAGCCCAGAAAAGGGCTAGTTTTATTTTGAAAAAGTTCATTTCGCTTTCGCTTGAAATGGCTTGGGAAATAATTTATAAGGAGGTGGACAAACCCATGAGCGACAATGTTTCGAATAGAATTGAGTACACAGTTACAACCAAGGAATTAAGCGAAATTCTCAACCTTAGCCCGCGGCGCATCCAGCAGTTAACGAAAGAGTCAGCTTTAGTAAGATCTGCCCGAGGTAAGTATGACCTCCCCTCATCTATCCAAGCTTACATTGAATACATGAATGAAGTACCTGATGAAGAGTTAGATAAGGTGGAAGAAGAAACACTATGGACAAGAGCCAGACGACAAAAAGCAGAATTGGAATTAAAGATTATGCAGGGGGAAGTCCACCGTTCCGAGGATGTGGAATCAGTCATGAATGATATGCTTGGTGCATTCCGATCCCAACTATTAGTTATACCTGGTAAGGTCGCTCCGCAGTTAATTGCCGAAACAGATGTTGAAGTCATTAAGGATACGGTTAAAAAGTATGTATATGAGGCCATGCAAGAATTAGCTGATTATGACCCACATGTATTTTATGCCAAAAGTAAAGACAGACTTTCAATTGATGGAGAAATAAAAGAAATAGATGGCGGGGAGAAAGAAGAAAAAGCGGGTAAGGGGCCGCGAAACAATGGCAGAAAAGAAAAAGAATAAAACAAATACTCTCTTTAAAAAATTAGCAAAATTAATGGCCCCTCCGCCTGATCTATCTGTATCTGAATGGTCAGATATGTATAGAAAACTTTCTAGTGAATCTTCTGCAGAGCCAGGACAATGGCGAACCGACAGAGCACCATACCAACGTAAAATTATGGACCAAATAAATGATCCTAAAGTAGAGACCGTTGTTATAATGACGAGCGCCCAGGTGGGGAAGACAGAGGTTATACTGAATGCCATAGGCTACCACATTGACTATGACCCATCACCGATAATGGTTATGCAGCCAACTGTAGATATGGCCAAGACATTTTCTAAGACACGTCTATCCCCCATGTTGCGTGACACCCCCGCATTAAAAGGGAAAGTGTCCGATGCCAAAAGTAGAGATAGCGGAAATACCATATTGGAGAAATCTTTCCCCGGAGGCGTTGTAGTTATGGTGGGGGCAAATGCTCCGGCCGGACTAGCAAGTCGACCAATAAGAATATTATTAGCAGATGAAGTGGATCGCTTTCCCGTTAGTGCAGGTACGGAAGGGGATCCTTTATCTTTGGCTGAGAAACGAACAACGACATTTGGAAATAGAAAGAAAATATTTGTTTCTACCCCTACGATTAAAGGTGCAAGTCGAATCGAAATGGCATATGAAAACAGCACCCAAGAACAATGGCACTTGCCTTGTCCTTCCTGCGAAGAACATCAACCCCTGCGCTGGGGGCAAATTGTGTTTGAAAGTAACTCAATGGCATGTAAACACTGTGGTTCCATCCATAATGAATTTGAATGGAAAGCAGGCGTAGGTAAATGGGTAGTTAATAATCCAGAATCGAAGGTGAAAGGTTTCCATTTAAACGAACTAGCAAGTCCATGGAAACGCTGGAGAGATATTATTAATGATTTTAAAGAAGCTAAGAAAAACGGAAAGGAATCTTTAAAGGTGTGGGTCAACACATCGCTTGGTGAAACGTGGGAAGAAAAAGGAGACGGTGTAGAAGCCGACAACCTTATTGACAGAAGAGAGGATTACGAATCAGAAGTACCCTCCGGTGTTGCTGTGTTGACTTGTGGTGTAGATGTGCAGGATAACCGATTAGAATATGAAGTAGTTGGTTGGGGACCAGGTAAAGAGTCTTGGGGCATTGAATATGGAGTTATTATGGGAGACCCAGGACAAGAATTTGTTTGGGATTCTTTGGATAATGTGATATTCAAGGATTATAAACGATTAGATGGTACACCAATGAAGATAATGAGTACTTGCATTGATTCTGGTGGGCACCATACATCCAGCGTATATGGTTACTGTAAGAAAAGAGAATATAGTAGAGTGTGGGCGATTAAAGGTATTGGCGGTAGTGGTCATAGCTTCATAAAGAGACCAAGACGACGAGAGCAAAACGGAGTGTGGTTATTTGCAATTGGAGTAGATGTTGGAAAGGACGATATCGTCTCCAGGCTTAAAGCTGATCATACCCAAAATGGGTATTGCCATTTTCCTATAGACCGAGAAAAAGGATATGATGATTATTATTTCAGAGGGCTTACTGCGGAACACCGAGTGACAAGGTATAAAAACGGTCAACCAACTATGAAGTGGGAGTTAAGAACATCCTCAGCAAGAAACGAGCCATTTGACTTGCGTAACTATGCTACAGCTGCACTGGAAATATTGAATCCTAATTTAGATGCAATAAAAGATCAGTTGGAAAATGGTAACCAGATTCCCGTAAAGCGAAAAAAGAGAAGGAAAAGAGTTTTATCAAAAGGAGTAAAGTAAGCATCCATGAAGGGTGCTTTTTCTAATGGAGGAAAGTATATGACTGATTTAGAAAGAGCCAAAAAGCATTTAGAAGCATGGTTGGATGCAGAACTTGCAGTATCAACCGGACAATCATATCGCATCGGCACAAGGCAATTAACACGTGCTAGTTTATCAGAAATACGCAAACAAATAACATACTGGCAACGTGAAGTATCAAGGCTGCAAGGTAAAGGCAGTAGAAAAGTATTCCGTGCGGTTCCGAGAGACTTTTAGGAGGTGATACTTATAAAAGCAAATAAGGGTGCCCCTGAAATAACAGGGGCTGAAAAAGAATTGTCAGAATATCTACTTGATAAGTTTAAAAAAGGAAAATTTACAATTAATCAAGTTAGAAAACTTAATGGCCTTAAGCAAGTAGACCTTACACAATTTGAGAAAAATTACACTACCATAACGTAATCATATAGCTGTCTGGCTTGGTAGTGTTATGGTTATTTATTTCTTTCAGTCCTTCAAAGGACATGTTTAGAGATTGGCAAGCTAAAGGGATCAAATTATTTAGAGATTCATTCGAAATATTAATATTGAATTGCCTTTTTAGAAGGACTTGTAATTCGATTGAAGTGATTACATTAAATTTACTACCTAAAAATAGAATCCCGTAGAGCTTTTGAGAGTTCGCTCCATTTAGCTTACTTGAATTTCTCAATTCCGATAACACACCACTTATTTTATTTAATTCTTCATCCATATTTCCACCTCCTTCCCCAGATTATAATTCGACAGGAAGTGAGGATAAACCTTTGGGAGGTGAGATTTTTTGAATTTATTTGATAAAACAATTGCTGCGGTATCTCCTAACCGGGCGTTAAAGCGCATAGAAGCGCGTAAGAAATTAAAATTACTTAACCAAGGGTACGGCGACCACGGCGCTAACACGAGAAAGAAAAGCATGTTAGGTTGGTTTGCTAAATCAGGATCCGTCCTAGAAGACATTGAACATAATATACCCAAACTACGGGAACGTTCCAGGGATTTATATATGGGAGCACCATTAGCTACTGGTGCATTGAAAACGATAAGAACCAATGTAGTTGGTAGTGGTTTGAAATTAAACTCCCAGATTGACTATGAATATTTAGGCATGACCTTGGAAGAAGCAGATGCGTGGGAGACGACCGTCGAAAGAGAATTTAATCTTTGGGCCGAATCTGTACACTGTGATGCTCAACGTATGAATAACTTCTACGAGTTGCAACAGCTAGCATTTTTAGGGCAACTAATGTCTGGTGACAGTTTTGCGTTATTACCAGTTATACCTAGACCGAATATACCTTATGATATTCGAGTACAAATCATTGAATCGGATCGAGTGTGTACGCCGGATAAGAAAAAGTTTAATACCGATAACAAAATAATCAATGGTGTAGAAGTAAACTTCCGCGGAGAAGTGGTTGCTTACCATATAGCCCAAAATCACCCCAATTCTATTTCATTAAAAAGAAATGATTGGACGAGGGTGAAGAAGTTTGGAGCAAATACCGGTAGACCTAATGTCATTCACTTGATGGAATCAGAACGACCTGAACAACGAAGAGGAGTACCTATCCTCGCACCGGTTATTGAAAGTCTGAAACAGTTAGCGCGATATTCAGAAGCAGAACTTATGGCAGCAGTCGTATCTGGCATGTATACAGTTTTTATAAAATCAGAGAATCCGCAAAATGAACAACCAGGACAGTACTTTGATGAATATGACGACCAGATAGAAGAGGATGATACCAATTATGAACTTGGTAACGGAGCCATAGTTGCCTTGGGAGAAAACGAAAGTATTCAAGATTCTAATCCAGGCAGACCAAACCAAGCATTTGATGGTTTTGTAACTGCTATATGTAGGCAAATAGGATCGGCACTTGAAGTTCCTTATGAATTGTTATTGAAACATTTCACAGCATCCTACTCTGCGAGCAGAGCGGCGCTTTTAGAAGCGTGGAAAATGTTTAGAATGCGACGTTCTTGGCTGGCTTCTGACTTTTGCCAACCTATATACGAAGAGTTTTTGGCAGAAGCTGTTGCGAAAGGGAGGATAAATGCACCTGGTTTCTTCACAGATCCAGTTGCCAGAAAAGCATACTGCACGGCGGAGTGGAACGGACCGTCGCAAGGACAGATTGATCCACTAAAAGAAGTGAAGGCAGCTGCACAACGAGTGAACGAAGGTTTCAGTACACGTACAAGAGAGACAGTTGAATTAGGCAATGGTGACTTCTTCAGAAATACACGTCTTCGTATGGTTGAGGAAAGATTGAGACAAGAAGGAGGTTTAATACCCAATGAGAATTCCACATTGGAAGAAGAACCAGAACCGGGAGGAGGTGAGGAAGGAAAATGAAGATAAATATTAAAGGAACCATTATATCCAGTGATATTCAATGGATATATGATTTGTTTGGGATTGAATCTACGAGTCCTGAAAAGGTAAATAAATTGATAGATTCTGCGAATGGGGAAGATTTAGAAGTGGTTATTAATTCCCCTGGGGGAGATGTGTATGCAGGTTCAGAAATCTATACCATGCTTAAAGAATACGAAACTAAAGGAAATGTCGTTTCCAAAATTGTAGGAGTTGCTGCAAGTGCGGCATCTGTAGTTGCGATGGCGGGTAAGACCTTAATATCTCCAACGGCTCAAATCATGATTCATAACGCGAAATCCGGAACAATGGGAGATCATCGAGATCTTCAGCATGGTTCTGAATTTTTGAGAGGGTGGGATAAATCCATAACAAATGCCTATACACTCAAAAGTGGCATGACTCAAAAAGAATTACTTGAACTGATGGACAAGGAAACATGGTTTAATGCACAACAAGCCAAAGAAAAAGGTCTTGTAGATGAAATAATGTTTGAAGATCAGAATCAACCTAAATTGGTAGCAAGCATTGGAGATGCTCAGATAATCCCTCAACAAGTTATCGATAAGATTAGAAATGAATTTAAAAAAGATAATCCTAGTGAAGAAGAATTAAAAGGTTTACTGCCAGGTGCAGTTAGCAATCAGGCTACAGTGGCAAATAACAAACAGGAGGATGATGAGGACATGGATTTAGAAAAACTAAAGAATGAATATCCTGATCTTTATAACCAGATTAAAAACGAAGGACATCAAGAAGGAATCAAAGCAGAAAATGAACGCATTAAAGCTATTGAAGATATGGCAGTGCCAGGGCATGGTGACTTAATTAATAAAGCTAAGTTTGAAACGAAAGATACAGCAGAAAAATTGGCTATGAACATTATTAAAGCCCAGAAGGAGCAAGGTGCTAATTTTCTGCAAAACAGAAATAATGAAGCACAGGAGTTGAATGACATTCAAGGTAACGACGCTCCTGAAAATAATAAAATAGATGATGTGAAACGGGAAGAAAATGCGAATACCATCGCTAACTTTATTAATAAATCAAGAGGAGGTAATGCATAATGCCACTTTTAGGAGAATTTAATTATGACAACTTATTTGCTGGTGACTTTGATATCGTGACAGACACCGTTACTGCGGGTGCTGATTTGACAAGAGGTACAGTTGTTGGAATTGTAACAACTGGAGGAGCAGCAGTGCCTGTTGACTCCGCAGCAGCTGACGGTTCTCAAAATGCTTATGCAGTTGTTGCAGATGATGCAAAAACTGGCGAAGATACTACTGTTTATTTAACAGGAGAATTTAACAGTAATGCTCTTACGTTTGGCGGAACTGACACGGCAAGTGATCATAAACAAGCGCTACGAGCTCTATCAATCTTTTTAAAGGAAAACGTTTAAGGGGGAATTAATTAATGAATATCTATGATACTAGAACTATGTTAGCAGCAGTAGAAATGATGAAACCGGTACACACATTTTTAAAGAGTACTTTCTTTCCGACTCCAGATACCTTTACTACAGAGCATGTAGATGTTGATTATTATAAAGGGCGGCGTAAGATGGCTCCATTTGTTTCAACAAGCCATGCAGGAAAAGTAATGGATAGAGAAGGATTTACTACCAAGACGTTTAAGCCAGCGCCAATTAAACCAAAGCGTATTATTACTGCAGCTGATCTAAATAAGCGTTCTATGGGAGAAAACATGTATTCCGCCAAGAGCCCAGATGAACGGGCGGCTGAACTATTAGCACGTGATCTGTCTGACTTGGATGAAGCTATCACTCGTCGTGAAGAGTGGATGGTAGCTCAGGTATTATTTACTGGTAAGGTAGATATTATCGGAGATGGAATTAAAAGCACCTTAGAATTCGATTTTACAAATAAAGAAACTTTAAGTGGAACTTCGCTTTGGAGTAGCCCGGATAGTGACCCAATTGACTACCTTAAAAAGAAAAGGCGCGAGGTTATTCAGAAATCGGGAGTCAACCCAAACCGCATTATCATGGCTTCAGATGTAGTTGATGCGTTTGTTTCTCATGCAAAGGTAAAAGAAAAATTGGATAATCGCCGAATTGTTTTAGGGCAGATTAATCCACAAACGTTGCCTGATGGAGTAACATACATTGGATCACTTTCTGAATTAGGGGTAGACATCTATAGCTATGACGAATGGTACTATGATGAAGAATCTAAAAAGGAAAAGCCAATGGTTCCAGCAGGAAAGGTCATGATCGGTTCATCTAATGCACGTTCTTCATTACGTTATGGTGCTGTTACACTAACATCTCCTGATGGCAGATTTACCACTTATGAAGGTACACGTATTCCTGATTCATGGATTAAAAAGGATCCGGATGCACGGTTCTTGCAAGTACACAGTCTTCCACTTCCTGTACCGCATGAAGTTGATTCTTGGTATGTAGCAACTGTATTATAGAGGAGGATTAAAATATGATTAAGCTGAATGAACAAGTAACGCATAACGGAAAAACTTATGAAGCTGGTGAGCAGTTAAACGATGTGAATAAGAAACAAGCACAGCGTCTCGTAGACTTAGGGGTCGCTTTTTTTATGGGCGAAGTATCTAAGGAGCCACCTAAAAACCCAGAACACGATCAGGAAGTATTGAAAGAGGAATTGGATACCATCGAGTACGGTGATTTGAAAGAAGTAGCAAAAGCAGTTGAACTTGAATTTCCAGGGAACATTTCTAAAGCAAAACTTATCGATTTGATTATCAGTAATGATAAGGCAGATGAAGTGCTTGCTTTTACAGAGGAAGAGGAGTAATGGTCCGATTAAAGGATTATCTGAAAAGCGATATTACTACTTTCACCAATGAGAATGAGTTTGCAGAGATTATCGATATTGATGGAGACCTAGTCAAGGTAGTATATGACAGTGAAGCTTTAAAAGAAATGCAATTATCCAATGGAGGAGAGGGGCTTGCGACGAGCGAGCTCCTTTTTCATGTTGCAAAGAGTGAACTGAAATTTGAGCCTTTTCCTGGTCAAAATTTGGTGATTGATGGAAGTCTTTTATATGTCAATGATGTGAAAGAGGATGAAGGTATGTATACATTGACATTAGGAGCTGCCAGAGGATGAGAGCAAATGTTGAAGTAGATAAGAAAATGATTAGAGAAGTACAAAAGAAACTTGGTGACTTTCACAAGCAAACTCCGAATGCTATTTCAAAAGCCATAAATAGAGCAGTAACCAATATAAACTCCAATGTTAAAAAGGAAATTCGTAATGAATATAACATTAAGGCCGGGGATATATCCCCCACGCTGACGAAGACTAGGGCAACCAGAAGTGCTTTAAAAGGTAGAGTGCATTCCAGTGGACAGCCTATACCTTTAGATCGATTTAAAATATCACCTAAAACCATTAATCCAAGGCGGAAAAGCCCTATAAAAATCGCGGTGAAGAAAAGTGGAGTTAAAGCAGTTATGGGAGCGTTTATCGCAGATATAAATGGAAAAAAAGTATTTCAAAGAACTAGAAATACAAGGTTGCCAATTAAACGATTATTCGGGCCGTCTGTTCCTCAAATGCTAGGAAATGAAGAGGTACATGAAGAAATTGAAAAACAAGGTCAAGAAACTTTAGAAAAACGGTTAGATCATGAAATTAACCGTATTCTTGAAAAAGGAAAGGGGAAATAGCTATGATTCCTCTTTTTTTACAAAGAGACTTAAAAACCAGGCTAAATGAAGAATTCAAAGATTTTATGCTAAAGGATTTAGTAAGTAACTATGTGCCAATTAAAATATTTGAACAGCATTTACCTGCTAAAGGAAAACAAAAAGAAGATCCATATCCATGTATTATTATCCGACTTGCGGATGGTACTGGAGCTGAGGCGGAAGAAAGTAGCAAAGCGAAAATCCAATTCATTATTGGGGTTGTTGATCGAGATAGTAATAATCAAGGTTATAAAGATGCCGTAAACGTAGCTAATCGCATCATAACAAACTTGAAAAGGAATCCATTGGTAGACGATCGATATGAAATGGAACCGACGATTAATTGGGCATATAACGATGAGGATGCAGAACCTTATTTCTTTGTTGGAATAGAAACCATGTGGAAAGTCCCTCAAATAAAAAGAGAGGATGCGGAGGATTTAATATGAGTAAAAATAAGACCAAATCAAGCAAACCAAAAACAGATGAGACTCTCGTATATTGCGGGCCATCCCTGAAAGACGTGAAGCAATATGATGTGTTTTCAGGAGAACTTCCAGCTTATATACAAGAGCACTTCAAAGAACCGGCAGTTAAAGCGTTGTTTGTAGATATTACAGACCTGGCGCAAACAAGAAAAAATATTAGAAAGCAAGGAAGCCGAGAAAATCAATTGTATTTGAGATCTCTGGAATATGCGAAAGGAGGAAGTAACTAATGAGCTATCAACATGGAATACGGATTGAAGAAAATCCTACTACATTTGATCAACCTATGCAGTCATTATCATCTTTACAAGTAGTATTCGGCACTGCACCTATCAACATGGCTGAAAACGTGCCAGGCGCAGTAAATACACCTATAATAGCATCGACGTTTGAGGAAGCTAAAAGAAAATTAGGTTATAGCGAAAACTGGAATAGCTATACTCTATGTGAAGCGATGGATGCTTCTCTAAAACGAATTAAAGTAGGTCCGGTTGCTTTTATTAATGTCTTGGATCCTGCAATTCATAAGAAAAATGTAGCTAGTGCTTCTCTAAATGTTAAAGATAAAGAGGCAGTGATCAATGAGGAAGGTGTGTTACTTGATTCGTTGGTGGTTAAAAATGATACCGCAGACCTCACACGAGGCACAGATTATTTAGCAGATTTTGACCAATCAGGGAAAGTTGTTATTTCCTTAATCACTTCTACCTCCATTAGTACGTTAACAGTTACTTATGACCAACTAGACCCGTCTATGATAACTCCGGCAGATATTGTTGGAGGGTATGATGCAGCCACAAATCAGTATAAAGGAATAGAAGCTGTGTCTACCATATTCCCTAAGTTAGGATTAGTGCCAACTATACTTCTTGCTCCTGGATATTCTAAAGAACAGGAAGTAGGAGCAGTCCTCGCAGCGAAATCAGAAAACATCAATGGTAGTTTTAAAACAGAAAACGTCTTGGACGTGGAAGGTGACACGATTGAAAAGGCGATAGAGGATAAAGGTTTGAAATTATTTGATGATAAATCATCTATTGTTTGTTGGCCTAAAGTAAAAATTAATGGGAAAACATACTGGTACAGTACGATCATGGCAGCTGTGATGGCCAGAACAGATGCGGAGAATGAAGATGTACCTTATAAATCTCCTTCCAACAAAAGGATACCTGTAGAGTCAGCTGTGAACAGCCAGGGTAAAGAAGTCTATTTAGATCAATTGCAGGGAAATCGATTAAATGGTAAAGGAATTGTTACTGCCATTAACATGCGTGGGTGGAGAGTATGGGGAAATAATACTGCTATGTATGATTACGACATTCACAAAGAAGCTGTTCCGGATCCAAAAGACAGATTCGTTGCTGTCCGTCGCATGTTCAACTGGTGGGGAAATAACTTCATTTTAAACTATATTGATCGAGTAGACGATCCAACCAGTTATCGATTAATTGAAAGTGTAGTTGACGAAGAGAATATTCGCGCAAATGGTTTCCAGGCAAGAGGTCAAATTGCAGGGGCAAGGATTGAATTTAGACAAGCTGATAACCCTGTTTCGGAAATTTTAAATGGAAGGATCCAATTCATTCAAAAAATTGGATTTCTTACCCCAGCAAAAGAGATTGTGAATGTATTAGAATTTGACCCAACCATGTTAACAGAATCTTTATTTGGAGGTGAACAGTAATGAGCAACCCAATGCCGGAAAAAGTAATTAATTATAATGTATATAGCGATACAGACAAACTACTAGGGGTAGCTGCAGAAGTCACCTTGCCAAACTTTGAAGCAATGACAGAGACAGTATCCGGAGCAGGAATTGCAGGAGAATATGAATCTGCCACATTAGGTCACTTCGGTTCCCAAACGATTGAAATACCGTTTCGAACAATTACGGATAAGTCATTTAGCTTAATGAAGAACAACGGGAAGCCTATCGTGTTACGAGCTGCACAACAGAGTTATGACGTTGCTGCAGGAAAGGTATCCCAACGAGGATTAAAAATCACTGTTAAAGGACAACCAAAAGGTCTTGATTTAGGAACTATGGCTGTTGGAGGATTGACTGAAACAACAAACGTGTTGGAAGTATTGTATATAAAAATAGAAGAGAATGGACGTACTCTACTCGAATTCGACAAACTCAACTTTGTGTTTATTGTTGATGGGGAAGATATATTGGGCGACGTTCGTAATATGATTTAGAGGAGGAATTTGCATGAGTGAATTTGTGATTCAATTTAGAAAACCATATAAATTTGAGGGGAAAGAGTACAAGGAAGTAGATTTATCAGGGATTGAAACATTGTCTACGAAAGATTTGATCGATGCAGATAAACAATTCAACACTAGTGGTCAAATGGCCATAATGAATGAAATGACAACCGGGTATTCTTGTATTATTGCTTCAAAGGCTTCAGGTAAACCAATTGAATTCTTTGAAAGCCTACCAGCTGGAGAAGGTCTTAAAGTTAAAAACCGGGTAATGGGTTTTTTAAACGCATAGGTCTTCTGAAATATGAAGGCCAAAAAATATTTAAGCCTACAGGCGGACGCATGTTAAGAAAAGCATGTGTCCGTCTTTCTTTATCCACTTATACAGGAATGGACCATTTTGAATCCTTGGATATATTCGAGCTTGGAGAAGTAGCTGAAGAAGTGAAGGGAGCGATGAAAAAGAAATGAGTAAAAAGAATTTTGAAATCGCTTTTGAACTTGGCGCAAAAATGGACCCTTCCATGCGAAAAACCTTCACAGATGCTCAAAAACAATTAGGTAATTTCGGTTCCAAAATGAAGAGTGTTGTTAAGACTGGCGCAAAAGTAGCAGCAGGTCTAGGAGTTGCTTTTCTTGGAGTAGGAACTGCAATGGGAACTGGAATGGTAAAGGCAGCTGCCGAAGCTCAAGCAATGAATGCGCAGTTTGAACAAGTATTTGGGAATGTTGGAGATTCAGCGCAAACAGCAATTGACAAAATGGCAAAAGACTTTGGTATGGTCTCAAACAGAATTAAGCCAGCCATGTCTACAATGACATCAATGTTTAAAGGTCTAGGAATGGATACTAAAGAGGCCATGTCTACTGCTCAAAATGCAGTGACATTAACAGCCGATGCTGCAGCTTTTTATGACAAATCATTTGAAGATGCAAACGCAGCCCTGAATTCTTTTATAAAAGGGAACTATGAGGGTGGGGAATCCATAGGTCTCTTTGCCAATGAAACGCAATTAGCATCATGGGCTTCCAAAAATTTAGGAGAAGACTGGAAGAAGCTTGATGAGGCTGGAAAACAAGTAGCACGGTTAGAATATGCAAAAGCAATGCAGGACTCTGCAGGAGCTACCGGACAAGCTGCCAGAGAATCAGATAGTTTGGAGAACCAATGGGGAAACTTACGTCAAGTATGGCAAGATCTGCAAGCTAAATTAGGGGAAACAGTACTCCCTATAGTAGTAGATCATATGAAGAACTTAGCAAGTTGGTTGCAAACTGTAGATACAACCCCATTAGAAGAGGGGATTAAGAGTTTTTCAGAAAAATTCGATCAAGGGATCGACAAAGCATTAGAGTTTGCTGGGATTTTTAAAAATGAATGGCTTCCTAAAATCAGAGATTCAATTCAAATTATTATAGAAAAAGCAAAAGAAGTATATAATTTCATTTCCAATAACTGGTCAACTATTCAACCAGTGATAACTGGAATTGTTATCGGATTAGCATTATTTAAAGGTGTTATGGTTACAATGTCTATTATCCAAACAGTAACAGCCTTTATAAACGGATTCAAAACTGCATTATCCCTTGCAAGAGGAGCAATGCTATTTTTAAACTCAGCTATGCTTGCTAACCCTGCATTTTGGATTGTAGCTGCCTTTATGGCTGTCATTGCTATAGGTATTGCTGTCTGGAAAAATTGGGATACGGTGAAGGAGTATCTTCTTATTGCCTGGGAAGCTATAAAAACTGCAGTAGCCACAGTCGGTTCTGCTATAAGTTCAGCATTTACGGCAGCCTACAACTGGGTAATTAATTTATTTATGGGAATAGGCGCCTGGTTTATGGCAAAATTTCTATCCATTCAAAATGGAGCAATTATTGTAGGTCAAGCTATAGGTAATGCCTTTTCAGCAGCATACAATTGGATTGTAGGAGTTTTTGCCGGAATAGGTGCTTGGTTTGTTGGGATTTTCTCTTCTGTGAAGAATGCGGCAGCTTCTGTCGGTCGGTGGATAGGTGATAAATTCTCAGCAGCATATAATGCCATTACTGGATTATTTCGTGGTTTAGGCGGTTGGTTTTCTGGAATCATGGGAGGCGTTACCGGTTCATTTACTACGGGGATAAATGCTGTGATCGGCCTTGCAAACAAAGCAATAAATAGCTTGAATGGCATATCTATTAGCATTCCAGATTGGGTGCCTGGTGTAGGTGGAAGTACTTATGGAGTTAGCATCCCTAATATCCCTTATCTAGCTGAAGGTGGTATTACTACAGGTGCTACTTTGGCTATGATTGGTGAAGGTGCCGAACAAGAAGCTGTATTGCCTTTATCTAAATTACAGGCATTACTTGATATGGACTCAGGTGGAGATACCACTAATAACAATGAAACCAACACACCATATATTAAATACGAGTCAAACATCATAGTTGAAGGAAATGCTGATGAAGAGGAATTAGAAAGAGCCATGCAAAGAGAAAGAAAGAAGTTCGAAAAATGGTTTGAAGAGTACATCCATAATAAAAAAAGAACTAAGTTCTAGGGAGGTGGATAGATGAAATATCGAACTGTATCCGGTGATACATTTGATAAAATAGCTTATGATCATTATAAGGATGAGAAATTTGCTATTCACATCATGGAAGCGAATATAATATATGCAAATGTATTGGTTTTTAATGCGGGTGTAGATTTGATAATTCCAGATATTGATGTAACACCTACTTCCAATCTACCTCCTTGGAAAAGAGGTAGTGAATAATGCTTGCTCGAAGAGTGAATATATCTGCAAAGTATTTGGGAGTAGACATAACGAAAAGCCTACAAAAGGATTTATTATCCTTTGAATACGTGGACAATGCCAGTGAAGAGAGTGACAGTATTAGTATAGATTTAAAAGACGAAAAGCATATATGGTTAAAAGACTGGTTTCCTGAAAAAGGAGATGTAATTTTACCAATGATTAAAACGACTAATTGGCGCAAAGAAGGAGATAAACAGCATTTGCCATGCGGTCGTTTTTTTATTGATGAGCCTTCATACAGTGGAAGACCAAGCACATTTTCTTTGAAAGGTGTATCTGCACCTTTAAACAGTAATTTCACGGATACAGACCGTAGCAGACGATGGAAAAACATTACCCTAAAATCGATTGCTGGAGACATAGCTAAAAGAGCAGGCTTATCTTTGCAGTATATTGGCAAGAACAATCCAAGATACAAAGATAAAGAACAGTCAGAAACACCAGATTCCACATTCTTATCTGATCTTTGTGAAGAAGAAGGATTGGCCATGAAAGTAACGGATGCCAAAATCGTTATCTTTGATGAACGTGAATTTGAAAAACGGCCATCTGTAGCCACGTATAAAGAATGGGGAAAGGATGTATTAGATTATTCCTTTAAAACATCCTTGATCAACACCAAATACGCTGGTGTAAGTGTGAAGTATTATGACCCAAGGCTTAAAAAAACAATTAAGTATTTATATATGATTGAGGATATAGATGAAGATAGCAAAATTTATAAGTTAAATAAAAAAGTGAGTGGCCAAGAAGAAGCTAGGAGGATTGCACAAAAGAAATTACGTAATCTCAATAAAAAAGAGACAACTGGATCCTTAACTTTGTTTGGGAATATTGAAATACTTGGAGGAACGTGCATCACCCTCAAAGAATTCGGTGCTTTTGATGGGAAGTATTATGTACAAAAAGCAACTCATTCTGTAGGCGGTGGCTACACTACAGACGTCGAAGTTAGAAAAGTTATAGGGGGATATTAATGGATGCCTATAGATTAGCTCGAAATCTTATTAGAGTTGGCAAAGTACATGCTAGGAAAACACAGAACGGAACAGTCCAGGTACTCTTTGAAGATAGAGACGACTTTGTTTCTAATGACCTCCCCGTATTAAAGAGTAGCCCTTTCCCAAACATTGGGGAAACAGTGGTTTGTGTATTTTTAGGCAATGCCATAGAAGATGGTTTCTGTCTTGGTCCATTTTATGAAGAATATAACCCTCCAGGAGGTGGCACTTAATGATTGGCTTCTTTGGCAAAATTGTTTTTGAAACAAGCGACCAACGCATTTTAACTTTTACTGGATTCCAGAGAAGTGCTTCTTCCCGGTGGTCCAACCATGATGTAATTGGTGCCAAACCCTCATCTGAGTATCTAGGTCCTGGATTAGATACCATTTCATTTAGTGTGGATTTAAACGGTCAGAATGGAGTTAAACCCCGTTACGAGATGAATCGATGGCTTCGAATGGAAAGAAAAGGTGAAGTTGCTCCACTAGTAATAGGTGATGCGTATTTAGGAGTAGACAAATGGAGAATCAAGTCAGTGTCACAAATGTGGGGGGTAATCCTTAACAGAGGGGAAGTTCTCTCTGGAAAAGTGGATATTGAATTGGAAGAATATGTGGAGAAGGTGGGAGTCAGATGATTGATTATAAAGCAGTCAGAATTGCTGGTGTAGATTTCGGTGCAAACGGTTTGAATGAAGTGTATCAGAATTTGCAATCTCTATATACAACTCCAGAAGGAACCGTCCCTTTTGACCGGGGTTTTGGTATTAACACAGACTTCTTAGATGAACCACTGCCCATAGCAAAAGGAAAAATTATGATGGAATACAGACAAAAGACCCAAGAGTATGAGCCTCGAGCAATTGTAGATTCGGTAACATTTGAAGCAAATGAGTTGTCAGGGTATTTAACTCCCAAGGTGGTGATTAGTATTGGCGATAACACTTAAAGATTTACCGGATGTTAATTTTGCAGAAAAGGATATTAATAAAATATTAACCGACATGGTAAGCGGATATGAACAGGCATATTTTGAAAGTACTGGTGAAAGAAAGAAGTTGTACCCAGGAGACCCCATTCGTATATTCCTATACTCACAAGCATTAAGAGAATTACAATTACGCGTCATGATCGATGATGCAGCTAAGCAGAATCTATTAAAATATGCGCGAAAAGATAACTTAAAACATTTAGGCGCATTTAGCCGCACCAAGTTATTAGAACCGCAAGCATCTACAACCAAACAGAAATTTATATTAAGTCAAGCAAGACCAACGGATGAAGTAATACTGGCAGGGACTAGGGTGTCTCCTGGCGATGACATTTACTTTTCCACTTTGGAAGATATTACAGTTCCGGCAGGACAGCAGAGTATAACTGCAGAGGTTAAATGCCAAATCAAGGGCGCTATTGGTAACGGTTTTCTTCCTGGACAGATAAATATATTAGTGGATCCGATACCCTGGGTGGCGAGTGTTGAGAACGCTGAAACTAGCCAAGGCGGTGCAGATGAAGAATCCACTGAAGATTACCGAGAAAGAATACATTTGGCACCAGAGGGATTTTCTGTAGCAGGACCAGAAGGAGCGTATGAATATTTTGCAAGACAATACAGTCCACTGGTAGAAGATATAAAAATTACCTCTCCTAGTGACGGGGTGGTTGATATCAAAGTGCTATTAAAGAACGGAGAACTACCAAATGCCGGGTTTATAAGTGACATTAGTGCTTATTTAAGCGCCAAAGAAAGACGGCCGTTAACAGATAAGGTGCAAGTAACTGCACCAGTACAAGTTAAGTATAACCTGGACGTCACTTACTATATATCTAAAGAAAAAATAGCCCAGGAAAGCAATATCAAAGCAAATATTGAGAATGCTATATTAGATTATGAAGTATGGCAGCGCTCGAAGATAGGAAGGGATATCAACCCATCCGAATTGGTATCTAAAATTCAGTTAGCTGGCGCCAAAAGAGTTACTGTAACAGCGCCGATTTATACTCCTGTATCCGATGATAGTGTGGCGATAGTTGATATTAAAACAGTCACTTATGGAGGATTGGAAGATGAATAGAAAAATCAACGAATCCAGTTTAACAGACATCCTACCAGAGAACTTACGGAGTGACCCAGACATTATTGCTGCAACTAAAGCGATTGATCTGGGTTTTCTTGAATTAACAGACGAAGTCAATAACATTATGATTCTACCCAACGTGAATAACGCAAGTAATGCTGTGCTAGATCATTTAGCTTATTACTTTCATGTTGATTTTTATGATGTTGATATGAATGTAGAAACAAAGCGTAAGCTTATCAATGAATCAGTCTATCTACATCAAATTAAAGGCACACCTCTTGCTGTTGAAACGCTTATTCAAACACTGTTCAGCGAAGGAGAAGTAGTAGAGTGGTTTGATTACGGAGACACTCCATATCGCTTTAGAGTACTTACCAGCAATCGATCCGTTACTACAGATAAAGCAGAGGAGTTTATAAGGGCGTTGGATTCCGTGAAAAACAGGAGATCTACTTTAGATAAAGTAGTCTTGTTGCAGGTGGAACAAATGGATATCTATTGGGCAGGGTTTGTGCACCAAGGCAGTAAAGAAGAATATAGGTAGGTGATGATATGAGTACGTTTGGTGGAATTATCTTAACGAACAAAGGTAAGAATTTGCAGAGTAAGGCTCAAGCGGGGGTAGCCTTGAAGTATACAAGGGTAGGTGTAGGTGATGGAAGTTTAGGGACAACTTCTATTCTTAGCCTTAATAAGCTAGTGAATGAGGTTAAATCACTTAGCATTTCCACTTTAAAGTCTATAGGTGATGGAACAGCTGTTATTGGTGCTGTTTTATCCAATCAAGACATGATACAGGGCTTTTATTTTAGAGAGATCGGTTTATACGCTACGGATCCAGACTTAGGAGAAATATTATATTGTTATGGTAATGCAGGTGAGCTCGCAGAATATATTTCTCCAGGTGGGGGATCAGACATCATAGAGAAAAGTATTGATCTACACACCTCCGTAGGTAACGCACAAAATGTTACTGCAGTAATCGATTCTTCTTTGGTCTATGCCACACAGTCAGATGTTGAGCGGATAGAATTACGGATAACAGACCATGAGAATAAAAAAGGGCAGTCTAATGGATATGCTTCCTTAGACCAAACCGGTAATGTTCCTGAAACACAGTTAGGTAATTTGCCATCTAATTTGGAAACAAAAGCTGGAGCACAAGAAAAAGTCAACAACTTATCAGGTGTAGGAAATACAAAAACTGTTAAGCAACTGGATAATGAACTATCAAATCATTCAAACGATCAACAAGCACACGGCATTGGTGATAAGTCGATATTGAAGACAACTGCAAAAGATAGCATTGTGAATAGTATAAATAGCGTGGTTGAGGATTATGTAAGGAGTCCAGGCTATGCTAGTGCTAGTCACACCGGAAATGTATACGATGTTACGTTAAACCCTGCACCGACTGAATATAAGGATGGTATGGGAATTGTCTTGAAGGCAGTCAATGCAGGAGTTGAACCGAAAATTAATATTAATGGATTAGGTGCTAAAAGTATATTGCAATCCAATGGATTACCAGTTCCTAATTTGAAAGCCAATACTGTTTATACTGTTCGCTACAATGGAACGGCTTTTATCTTACAGGGTGAAGGGGGGACAGAAGCAAAGAAAGAGCTAAATGCTTACCTAAGAATAATCAAAGAAAGAGTTAACGGAGGAGAGTTTCTACTTTTTCAGAATGACGACTTTCTATATACGACAGAAAGATACAACGGTGGCAGTGGTTTCGAATGGTACGCCCGAAAATATGACAGAAAAACAGGGACGCTTGTAAAGATAATAGATATATCCGATCTGAACCCGTCGACTACTAATAGTAGCTACTTTTTTACCTTTACAGAAGACGGTATTTTTAGAAGGAGGAGCGGTTACGGGGGGTTAACAATTTATGATGAGAATAAAACAATAATAAAAGATATACCTTCATTTTACTCAACTAACAAAACTAATGCATCCTGCCAAATAGGAAGGAATAATAATGAATATGCAGTGGATTATGATGACGGAGTTAAACTATTCGATACGAACGGGACTCTTATTGCCACTGTTATTTCCATGCGTCAGACATACTCTACTCCTGTTGGTTTTAGCGTGTATAGAAAAAATGATGGAAGCGCGGAAGCTTTTAGTGTTCTAAGCTATAGTTCTGACTATTATCATTATGTGGACTTAGAAGGCTTTAATCTAAGAAAGAGTTCAACAAACATAAGCGAATTTGCGAGTTTAAGTCAAGATAAAACGTACTTAGGGCTAGTGGCACAAATGGCTTATGTAAAATAAAAGGAGTGAATCAGTTGAAGTGTTTTAAAATTTCAAATTTCATTAAAAGTAATGGAGATGCAGATTATAAAGGCTTAAATATCAATCAATTCATAGCAGGCTCACAAGCATACGATTTTGAAAATAGCGTATGCCTGGTCAAAACAAGAGAAGATTCTATTCCGAGCAGTCCAGACTTACAGGTGCTAACAGAAAAAGAATACAACGAAACAAAAGATATCATTAACTCCAATAGTCCAGCTGTACAAGAAGAAACAAAAATAGAGAACCTCGAAAAGAAACAAGAAGTTATGCAAAAAGCCATTGATGATCTAATATTTGGAGGTGCTTTATAGTGGCAGATTATATGGGTATGCGGATTATGGATCAAGCGTATACGTATGATTTTGTAATTGGCAAACGTCCCGATCTTAAAGGCGGTATTGATGCTTATTTAATCGCAAATGGTAGACAGGATTTGATAACGCAATAATTCACAGAAGATTAATCGAGCCACGTAAAACTGAAATAAAAAAGCATAATAAGTATCTTTTTGGTTATTATGTCTAATCGTTTCACTTATTCTTGTCGATAAAAAGAATAAGGAGATGATTTATCGTGGACGAACTAGGAACATTAAACAATCTAATTAGCGAGAGCAATATCGGAACGGCAACAACTATAATTTTTATCGGTTCAATTACCTACTCTATTGCGCATATCGCATATGATATTTTAACGAAAAGCGATATTGAAAAATGTTTAACGTATCGTGGAAAAGATAGAATAATTTCAAGTTTTGCGACGTTTATAGTATTTTTGCTAATTACTGTAGGATCTTCTTTTGAGCAGTTAGCTAAAATGGTTGCTGAAATAGGTATTCTTTTTACCACCATTTCAGTTATATTAGTAACATTATTTCTTTCTATAATAGGTGTAATTATTTTTATTATACTTATCTGGCTATTTACATTGACAAAATATTACCCTAGATATGAAGTTAAATTATACGATAACAAGGATGAATACTGGAGAATATTAAAAGTGACTAAAAATAGTCGAGTTATACTAAAGAGAAAAGGTTCGTATCTTACTTTGCCAGATGTAAAGGAGCTTGATTATAAAGAAATTCGAATGCAAACTCCTAAATCGAAAAAAAGAGGGAAAGAAAAGATGCATGATGTGTCGTAACAAATCGCCAAGTAAGGCGTATTTTTTATGATTAAAATCCCCTCTAATCATCCGATATACACACGGGAGGGGTTTTATGAGCATTGATTTCAGTTCTTTAAGCCAGTCATTGAACGAAATTTTATTTGGTTTAGTTATGGTGCTTTTCTTACCTTTTATCGGAGCCTTGGTGCTAAGCCTTGTACTTCAAGCGCTGAAGGTGCCTAATAGTATAGCAATGCCAATTACTATACTATTGTTTTTATTTGGTGTTTACCAAATGTTTATGTATTTGTATTAGTTACTAAATACGTTACTTTTAATAATACAATTTCTTTCAACTTAAAAAGGAAAATGCTTCCTCTTGTCGAAATGAGTAGATGGGAGGTGAGTAAATGGAAAATGAAGTACTTATTAGTATTAATACAACGTTTGGTATAGGAGGTTTAGGAAGGCATGAACATGCAGTTGAATTTGAAACAGCTCAGCTTATGATGAATGCCGATATCATACAAGCAGACAACCAGTCATACAAGGTGAAAAATAAAGTAGTTAATTTGAACGGCAGTATTGATTTCTATGTTGAACAGATAGAAGATAATGAACAATTATTTTAAACATTATTAAAGCACTCCTAACCGGGTGCTTTTTTATATGCAACCAGAAAAACATAATACGAGGATTTTATATACACAGGGGGTCAATAGAATGGAGGAGATCACCATCGACACAGTGCTGCAATACTTTTTAACACAAGGACCCTTTGCATTACTGTTTGTTTGGTTATTGATTTATGTAATGAAAGCTAACCAGGAAAGAGAAATGCGATTACAACACTTATTGGAAAAATTCAGTGAGAAGTATGACGACATTGTAAGTGAATTGAAGACGATCAAAGACCGACTGCCACCAAAGTAGTCGGTTTTTAATTGAAAGGAGGTGAGAACGTGGATAAAGGCACAGTAATAAGAACTATTGCTTTAGGAATTGCCTGGCTTAACGCTTTACTAGTGCAATATGGATTGCAACCAATTCCAGTTTTAGATGAAGAATCTATTGCATATGGATTGGCCTTTTTAACTTCAGTTTGGACTTGGTTTAGAAACAACTATATTACTGCAACTGGTAAGAAGCAAAAGGAAGAATTACAAAAGAAAAACTTAATCAGATAGTTGAACGGCTTGCCTACGCGGTGAAGCCGTTTTTCTATATAAAAAATTATTTTAGGAGGAATTTTATTATGGTAAAAGTAGCAATTGGAGCAGGACACGGTTATAACACTTCAGGAAAGAGATCACCGGCAGGGGAAAGAGAATGGTCATTCAATAACAAAGTAGTAACAGCTGCCATTAAGTATCTTTATGAGTATCAAAATGTGTCAGTAATTCGTATGGACGATCCAACAGGAAATACTGATGTTCCTTTAAGAACTCGTACCAACAATGCAAATAATGCGAATGCGGATATTTTAGTTTCGTATCATCACAATGCCAACACTGGTACTTGGGGCTCGTGGACTGGAACTGAAACTTATCATTATCCTGGATCATCATCTGGTAATGCCCTAGCTAGAGCAATTCATCCTAGCATTGTAGGCGCAATGGGGATACGCGATAGAGGAGTGAAATCGGCTAATTTCCATATGGTGCGTGAATCTCGTATGCCAGCAATTCTTATTGAGGGTGGCTTTATGGATTCGACCATTGATATTAAAAAAATGCGTGATAATACTGTCATGGACCGTACTGGCAAAGCTTTAGCAGATGCTATCGCTTCTTACTTTGGCTTGAATAAGAAACCATCAGGTAACGCATATGTGGAAATAGTTACGGACGCACTATGGACCTATAACACTGCTAATTGGGATGATAAAGCTGTAATTGTAAATAAGGGTGAAGTTTTCACAGTAGTTAAGGACAAGTTTAAAGTTGGTAATGGGTATATGTATCAAATTAAGAGTGGTTTATATATTACTGCAAATCCAACTTACGTAAGGTATTACACGAAGTAACTAAAAAGCCCTCCTTATTGGGGGGCTATACCTGTAATTTTTTGCTTGATGGCTGGTAGTTTAAATATACTTAATTACTTATCGAATTAAAAAGTAGGTATGGTAAAATAAGATTACTAAATACATATGTTAAGGTAGGCATTTGCTGTGAATATATTTAATATAATAAAAAAATATATATGTTCTTTTATGATTTTAGTTAGATATAAAAAATCATGGTATAAGATCAATTTAAGAGATGGAATCTTTATTTGGAAACAGACGGCTTGGTTATTGATTAGAAGATTACTACGGTTTGGTAAAAGAATCCGAAATAGATCTTTAAATATAGTAATTGTTTTAATATGTGCCATTTTATTCAGTACATTAATTATACCCATAGGAATTAATATAGAAAAATACGAAACATGGTATGACGGACTATGGGACTTGCGGACCTTCTTTTTAACGTCGATATTAATTGTATTTGTTAATACCAATGTGGCTGAAGAAAGGAGAAGAAACGAAGGTCTCCATAAACTATTTAGTACATATAGTTCATTCATGTTTGACTCTGAGTACTACATCAGAGATTTGCTGGAAACGGTAGGTTTATCTTACCGAGATAAGATATTTTTAACACAAGATAGTTTATATAATTTTGAAGAGTATTTAGAGGAGATAATACACTATGTAACTAGTTTTAATACTATGGATAAAAATGATATAAAAACATATATGATACATCTCCATCAAAAGCAGTTGATTGAATTTAAAAATGTTTTGCACGATATAAATACCATAGAACCAGCCGAAATTAGAAAGGATAGGGTTCGTGAATGGGCTTCACGCGCAGTGGCAAAAGTAGAGAGCGAAATAATAAAAATACAATTCTCATCGAAAGAATACACACCATTAGAAGTAATTAACTATATAAGAGAAAACCTAATAAATTTTGAATACAGTATTGCTGAGTTAAGAAGACCATGGAGATGGGATCATGAAAGAAACATGAATATTCGATATAGACTTATATATAGCGGTAAGATTGTAAGTAGCTTTGATACAAATGAATATTGGTTTGATAAACGGTTTGATTAACATGAAGTTGACCATGTTAGAATCCATGATTATATTTATAATCGACGAAAAAGAGATGGCGCGTTGGTGTAATAATACTAATGACGGCCGCCTCTTTTTTTATTATGTATCCTTTTTAGTTTAATAATACCAACTTAAAAAGAACTTAACCTGAAACCTCCGTTCCTTTCTTCAAGATATCCTTTTTGTACTAACCCTCCAATATGAGACTCGATTAAAGCAGTGGTCCTCTGATCTCCACCTATTTGGTTTGCAGTTACAAAGCGACCATTATGTCTTTCAATTTGGACAAGGATTCCTACTTCTACTAAATTAAGGTTTCGTAAATTTATTTTCTGTATGCTACTTCCCAATTTATCATTCCTCTGTTTATCTTTTATATCTAGTCTATCAGAGGATTGTAAATAAACTATGGGATGATTTTATCATTTGTATTACAAGAAATGAGGATAAGGGTTTGGTTACATATCATCAAAGAAATATAATAGGCTGGCATCCGGAATAATATTATTACCTTCATCATCTTTCCAATTACTTAAATCCTCATCACTCTTTAATAAAGCTTGAATTTCCTCATATTCTTTTTTTGAAGTAGGAGTTATCGTTCTGATAATATTATATCCCACACGTACTTCAAATCGTTTCTTGTCCTGTCTTATCATATACAGACCCCTACCGTAAAAGGCTATCATAGAATATCTCCTTTATAGTTGTTAGAGATGTATTCGACATATATATGGTTTATCCTTCATTAAAAAGAAAAATTTGTAATATAAGCAGGAAAAAGTACCCTATTTGTTGAAATGTATTCAATAAGGCAAATTAAGGGGGGAAATGGTATGAATGAAATAAAAGATTTAGTGTTTCCGCAGGATTTTTTCAAACTTCCTAAAGCAGCATTAAGTGAAATTGCAACTGAGTTAGATATAGATAGCTCGAAAAACAAAAATGAGTTAGCTTTGGATGTTTTTAATCAGATTAAAGAAGGTGAGATTCACCAAGCAGCATTGGATAGTTTTGAAGGTAAAGTTTTTGCTACTAAAACCTCAGTTACTTGGTATCGCATTGATAACACTCTTACTCAAGATGAATTTGTTAATTTAATTCGAGAAAATGCAGGTTTTAACGCGAGTGAAGAAGTGTTTCAAGTTAATGAAGAGGAAGTTACCACAGAACCTCAACTATTAGGGTTATGTGAAGGGCATAATGAGAATGATGTAATCATACGATTAATATATAAGGATAGTGTAAGATATGAACCACGAGGAACTACAATAAGAGCTGTTTCAAAGACTTCAATTGCTACAGTTTATTATGATTATTCTCAGGGAATAATTGAAGTAAGAGGGGATACACGTAAATCAAAAGATATTGCTATAAAAGTTGCGGAGTTGCTAAATCAAAGAGTTAATCTGGAACCTATAACTGCAATTTTTGAACAGGAAATAGGCGATATAGCAGATTGTTTGTCAGGCGAATTGCTTGAAGCGAAATCAAAACCACAACATTATTTTGAGGAATTTACAGTCGAAGAAACTAATTCAGTAATTGAAGTTCTCTCGGCTTTAGATAGTTATATTGAGACTAAGGACTCTGAAATCTTGGAAGCCAGTTTACAACAAATAACTGATTCATTTGGCCATGAAAATGGAATAGTGCCTTTCGCTGCATTAGTTTTATCTGGAATGGAAACAGTAGGAATGCAAGGAAATAGTGAAATTAGATCCTTACCTCTTTACTCTTACTTAGATCCTTACTTAAATCATCAGAACGGATTCATAAAATTTCCTTTCAGTGAACGGAACGTGGAAGATCAATATACAATAAGAGTAGGAATGACTACTAAAAGTGTTGTATTCGTTTCCCAAGTATCAGAATCTTTAATTGACTATGTCAGGGAGAATGTTATTATTTAGATAAGCTTAAAGGAGGTAGATATAAATGTCGTTGGGTTTTAAAGAAAAGAAGCTAATTGATGAGTATATTGAACTTTTAGCTCTTAGTGATGTTTCGCGTTTTTACCCTACAGCCGTATCAAAACATGTATCTATTACTCCTTTTGAAGCTTTTAATTATCTGCTCGAAAGGTCTGGTCCGGGTAAAGAAGTGTTTCTAAAGTGGGAATTGCAATGCCCTAATCTTGATTGCACTAAGATAATTGATATTGCTGATGAACAGCGATCAGGAGAAGAAATTGAATGCCCTAGATGCAATTTTGAATTCGAATTGCATACTACTGATTTTATACCTGTTTTTGTTATTAATAAAGAATATAAAGCATACTTAAAGGAAGAACAAGAATATAGAAATGAAAAAAAAAAATTAAAAAAAGCCCCCATTCACATATAGTATCGAACATTGATAGTCCATTAACCATTAAGGAATTAATGAAAGCACCTTTAACAGACGAAGCGTTTGGAGCTCTAAAAAAACAATCAAATAAGACAGTAATTCAACTTTTTTCTGGAGGTGTTCATATCGACAATAGAGAGATAAATGGTAGTTTTAACAATTCTAATCTGGATAATGTAAATATTCAAAGTGATATACTGCAAGAGTATAATTTATCTAAAGAAGATTTAGAAACATTAGAGAAGGATATTGAATTACATTCAATAGATGAAGTTGCAAAAGAACAAAATTTAGAGTTTTTAAAACAGTTCCAATTAGCTTTAAAAGCTCATGACAAGGAGCAAGCTAAAAAGTATCTAACTTGGATAAAGAAAGGTGTAACAAATGTAGCATCAGTAATGACTATCGGTACTACCCTTGGCTTTTTTTAAAGATAAAATCTTTGTAAGCTCCCGGTTAACTAGGGGCTTCTTTTTCACCTTGAAAAAGAACTGGTGTTCGTATATAATAAATTCAAACAAATGTTCAGGAGGGTTCAGCATGAATGGACTATTATCTCGATCAGTAAGCACTAAACAAAAGCTAATCATCTTTTATATTGATAGCAATAATAAAGTTACAGAGCGCTATGTAAGAGTGCTGCAGGTACATGATGATCATATCTTGGCTTATTGTTATTACCGTAAGAAAGTGCGTACTTTTAAGCTTGATAATATTCTGTCGGCTGGACCAGTTAATAATAAGCGTGTATCATAA